GTTCATGGTAAACAACATTATGAAATGGGTTATTTTCATGATAGTAAATTAAGTTTTATAAAATCTAAAAGTAATGATCTTAGAAAAATTGAGTGGTGCGAATTAAATAATATTTCGTATATAGAATTGCCAGATGGAGAATCAGATGCAGAATGGGAACTTAGAATCTTTAATAGATACGAAAGTGAAGAAGTATGAAGAAGAACTTGAATCTATTATTGAAAAAATTGGAATATCTTTTTATAAAGATGAAGCTTCTATTGAGGCTTTAAAACTTTCTTATCAACAATTAAGGGATATGGACCAAAGAGAATGTTGTATATTAGCATATCAATTACAACAATATGGTTTATATATTCAGTCTGTAACCAATAGATTAAATAGTATATCATATTGGTTAAATGAATCTTTAAATAAGATTGTTGGAAAATATTGTAAAAACTATGGTGGAGATAATGGTTTTACAAAATTTGAAGAAAAGAAAGCTTCTATTATTGCTGAAAATGAAGCGGCAGACTATTTAATGAAACTTCTTATTAAGTCTTCTGGCAAAAGTAAAGAGCTATATAGTATATCTGGTAAAATTGCTACTATGGCTTCAACATTAATTGAATTATCTAAATCTAAGAGGGTCCATAATGGATAATGATGAAATTGAACTATTGAGAAAGCTATTGTCTAATAATGATGTTAAGGAGACTCTTAAAAAAATATTATTAGAAGATGAGCCTAAAAAGAAAATAGTAAAACCAAAAGTTGTTAAAGCTGCTACTGTTAAAAAAACGTCTGTTAAAAAATCTTCTACTAAAAAAATTCCAGCAAAAAGAGCAGAATCAAAAGGATTTAATACAAAGAAAAAAGAGAATAATTCTTACGAAGATAAAAAAAATACATTTAAGGATGATTTATCTCAATGTATAGAAGAAGAAGTTGATGGTAAAATAATAAACTTAATAGAAGAGAGTAAAAGTATTGCTAAAAAGTTTGTTAAAAAAGACCCAAGACCACCAAAGAAGATTCCAATTTCTGTTTGTCAGCAATGTAAAACTAAGTTTGAAGGTGTTGGTTATTTGTGTAGAGGTTGTTTAGGAGGCAGAAATGCTGAATGATAAAGGTTGTGAAAGAGCAGTTTTAGCTGGAATATGTCAATATGGTTCCGATGGGTTTTTTGAAGTAAATGACATTTTAGAATCTTCTGTTTTTACTGATATATCAAATCAATTAATTTTCTATTGTTTAGAATATCTATTTGCGGCAGATGTTAAAAAAATTGATATTCCTGGCATATTTTCTGCTGCTAATTCGCTAAAATACGAGAAACAAATTTGTGAATCAAAGGAAAACCAAGAGTTCATTAGGTCACTTTTTAATTTCCCTATAGAGCTGTCTAATTTGCGTTCTTACGCTATCAAAATTGTTAACCTGTCTGTGGCCAGAAATGCTCAGGGCAAGCTACAGAAGGCTTACAAAGAGCTTGAGGGGGTAACTGGCGACGAAGATATTAATAAAGTAATAGATATTACAGAATCCCCATATTCTTCTTTAATGAAAGAGTTAGTAAAAACTGATGATGGCGGCGATATTGGGGAAACTATTGAAGACTATGTGCAAAATAAATTTGATAATCCAGTAAAAAATGTTGGTATTCCTTCTCCTTTTCCAATATTTAATAGTGTTATTGGCGATGGTATGAGAACAGGTGTTCATCTTTGTTGTGCTAGATTAAAAGCTGGTAAAAGTACCTTTGCTAAAGAAATATCTATTCATGTTGCTAAAGATCTTAAAATACCAGTTCTTTGGGTTGATACAGAAATGAGCGTAGAAGAACAGCAAGATAGAATATTAGCTGGCGTTTCTGGTTTAGACATAAGAAAAGTGGAAAAAGGAAACTTAAACCAAGCTGAAAAAGATAAGCTTTTATATGCCGCTAAAGAATTAAAGAATATACCACTAAAACATGAAAAAGTATCGGGTAAATCTTTTAATGATATTTTATCTCTAATGAGAAGATGGATTAATTATAAGGTTGGATATAATGAGTCTGGACAAAGAAATCCACACTTTGTTGTTTATGATTATTTTAAGCTAATGGATACTGGTGATCTTAAAAATATGCAAGAATATCAAGCTATGGGTTTTCAAATAGCTGCTTTACACGATTTTTGTACAGAGAATAATACTCCTGTTTTATCATTTGTTCAAGTTAATCGTGATGGTATTAATAAAGAATCAACAGATGTTATAGCTCAATCAGATAGGCTTGGGTGGAATGCTATTTCTCTATGTATCTGGAAAAGAAAAACACCAGAAGAAATTGGACAAAACCCTAAAGCTGGTACTCATAAGCTTGTTCCATTAGAAGGTAGGTTTATGTCAAAACTTGATCCTGGAGATTATATTAATTATTATTTTGATGAAGCCAAATCTAAAATTACTGAATTAAAAACGAGGTTCCAAAGTGAATCACCAGATTTCGGAGAGAATTGAGGATATATTTGATAAACTTGGAATTGATTATACAAAAAATAATGATAGAATAAATTTTAGTTGTCCTATTCACGGTAGTTCTTCAAACTCTGCATATGTTTATACTGACGATAGCTTATATCCTCCAAATTGGAAATGTTACAGTCATAATTGCCATGAGGAACATAGGGGTTTGGTTGGGCTTTTAATGGGAATATTAAAAGTTGATTATCAAGGTTGTATTAAATGGTTATCTGAATTTGATATAAATCCAAGTCAGGTTAATACAGGAAAGAAATTTATTCAGTCTACCAAGATAATAACACACAAAAGACATAATCCCGAATATAAGATATCTTTAAATAAAATTGATTATATTAAGCCTAAGTTCTATCTTGATAGAGGATTTAAGGAAAATACATTAAAACATTTTGGAATTAGTTATTGTAACAATAGAAAAAACCCATTTTTTGGTTATATAACAGTACCAATTTTCAACGATGATAAAAAATCTATAGCTGGATTTATAGCTAGAAACCCAAATCCAAAATGTTTAATTTGTCATAGATATCATAAAGAAAATGATCCATGCTCAAGTAATGGAACAAAATGGAAAAATACAGCGGGATTTCATAACAATGCCTATTTTTATAATTTATGGAATGCAAAACCATATATAGAAAAGTTTAATGAAGTAATTTTAACAGAAGGTCCAGCGGATACATGGAAAATGTATGAATCTGGCATATATAATTGTTTATCCATGTTTGGAACATCAATAACAATGGATCAAAAAGTTATATTAGAGTCTTTACCAATAATTAATATAAAGCTATTTTTAGATCCAGACGAAGCCGGAAAAACATCGTCTATTAAATTAAAAAATTATTTAGATAGATTTTATAATGTTGAAATTATTAATTATAATAAACAACCATCAGAATGCTCTAAAGAAGAATTACAGAAAATATTTAAAAATGAAAAATGATAATATTTATGGCTATGTTTATCTAATTACCAATTTAGTTAACGATAAACAGTACGTTGGACAAACTGTTGAAACTATTGAAGAAAGATTTAGTAATCATTGTACATGTAAAACACAAGTAATATCAAAAGCAATTAAGAAATATGGAAAAGAAAATTTTACAGTTCAAGAATTAGCTATAGCTTATAACCAAAAGAAATTAAATTTTCTTGAGGGTTTATATCTTTCGTGGTTTAATACTTTAGCTCCAAACGGGTATAATATTAAAGATATAATTGATGGAAAAGGTAAAAATAGTAAAGAAACTATAGAAAAAATGAAAATAGCTCAAAACAAACCGGAAAGATTAACTATAGCTTCTAATATTGGTAAAAAAACAAGGGCTAAAAGAAGAAGCGGATCAGCTTCTAAATATTGTGGCGTTTGTATTAAAAATAATAAATATTTATCTAAAATTAATTATAATAACAAAAGAATAAATATTGGTTATTATTATTTAGAAGAAGATGCCGCAAGGGCATATGATATTAAAGCTTTAGAACTTTTTGGTAAAGATTGTAATTTAAATTTTCCTGAACTAAGACAAGATTATATTAATGGAAAAATTATAGTTAATAAAAGTACTTTACAAGATAGATCTAAATCTAGAATTAAAAATATAACTTTTAATAAAAAAAATAATAGATGGATATGCTATTATAATAATAGAAAAAATACAAAAACTTTTAAAACTATAGAAGAGGCAAAAGAGTTTTTATTTAAAACAACCATCAGAATGTAACATAGAAGATATAAGGAGTTTATTAAATGTTTAGAATTTTATTATTTTGTATATTTTTATCATTTTCGCAAAATTTATTTGCTCAAAATAGCTATTGGTGTTCAAAATGTAATACTTATCATACTATTTTAAAATCTAATATTGAAAGCAGAGAAATTGTAATAACTTTGTCAGATGGAACATTAAGAAATATAAGAGATTTACCTCAAACTTGGCCAACTTGGTCTTGGCCAGGAAATTTAGAACAACATCTAATAAGAACACACAATGTAAATACTCAAGGTTGGAGTCATGCGGAAAGAGTTAATTTACATAATTATGCTCATAATACAGCTAAAAATGAAGCAAGAAAAAATTTCACAATTTCGTGTAATGTAAGATATTAACATAAAGGTAAATTAATGGATATTTCGTTTTTAAGATCTTCTTCAATTGGAACTTGGCAAGGATATTGTCAGCATAAATATTTTTTAGTTTATGTATTAGGAATGGAAGATGCTAGTAATATTAAAACAGAGGTTGGTACTGTTGTACATGCTGTTCTTGAAATATTAGCAGGAATGAAAAAATCATATCAAGACAACAAGAAGTATGAATTTACTCATGGTGCTGGAACATTTACTTGTAGTCCAACAATGTTTATGAAACCATATACATTAACAAATGAAGAAGTTGATAAGATTAATAAAAGTAAAATTAATAAAGACACATACAGAGACAGGGAAAAGTCTCAAATAAAATATGGCCATAAAAGATATGGTGTCAAAAATGTTGAGAATATCTTAGAAAAGGTTTATGATTACTATAGTAGTAAAAGTAAACACGATTGGGGAAACATAGAGAAAAGAAATTGTTTAAATTTTACATGGATGGAACTAGATTGGGAAAATGGCGAGTTTGATCCAAGGAAACGTAGTATTATTCATCCAGAATTACCATTTAATATAGAAATTAAAAAAGATTGGGCAAAATTAGATAATGGAGAATATCTTAGAATAAAGGGAACTATTGATCTTGTAACAGAAATAGATAAAGGTGTTGTTGAAATTATAGATTATAAAACTGGAGCAAGATATGACTGGGGTAAAGCTAAAGAAAAAACATATGAAGATCTTATGGAAGATCCACAATTAATGCTTTATTATTATGCTGCTAGGAAAGCTTTACCAGAATATGAAGCTATTATGTTAACAATATTTTTCATTCGTGATGGTGGACCATTTACTCTAGCTTTTGATGACTCAATCTTAGAAAAGGTTGAAAACAATCTTAGAAAAAACTTTGAAGAAATTAGAGATTCTAAGAAACCTAAAATGAGAGATAGATTGCATAGAGATTTTCAATGTAATAAGTTATGTGGTTTTTATAAAAATAAGATTGACGGAACTACTGTTTGCGACTATATTGGTAACGAGATAGATGTTTACGGGATAGAAATTACTACTGATAGAAATAGAATAGATGGTTTTAAAGTAGGTAAATATCAAAGTCCTGGAGCTTAGTATGTTATATATTAGAATTAAAAATATAATTGAAGGTATAAATTTAATAGAGGTCGGAAAAATTTGTGGAATATTATTTTCCAATATTAACGAAAAACTAGATAATTCAGAGTTTAGCACTGTTATCAATCTAATAATAGGATTTTTAAATATACCTTTTGGTTTTTTATATTTATTTTGTGTGTCTATTGGTGTATTAATAATATTAGGGGGTTTTAATGAATAATTTATCAATAAAAGAAAAAGATTTGTGTAAGTATTTTGCTAATAGTTTTATAGATGCAATTAACATTAAAGTTAATAAAGATTTTAGTAATATTAGTAAAATTATTCTTACGCTTGATAAAGACAACCAAAGTCTAATAAAGCAAAATAAAATAGGATTTTGTTGCACTATGTATATAAACGATAATAAATATGCCTCTTCTCTTGATCTTTATAAAAAAGACTTTTATTCTAATACTGATATAAAAGATATGGAGAGAGTTTACGAAAAGGAAATTAATAAAATTTTAAATTTATATATTGATAATCTTGTTTTAAATGAATCCTTATAGCCCAAACAAAGATCCAGATGAAGAGTCTGACAAACCACTTAATTATGATATAGAAATAGTTATTGGTATGTCTTTTGTAGCGGGTATCTTTTTAGGTATCTGTTTAGTAATATTTTTGAAATTATAACAATTTAACAACGGAGATAGAACCCGATGAATGAATTAAGAAAATTAGTTGAAGCAATGATTAACAAAGCAGCTATTAGTGAAAATGCTGATCAGGCTCTTAAGTTTTCTCAAGCAGCTTGTAATGCTTCTAATGCTATGGCGATATTATATAATATTGAACGAGGTAATAGTGGAAAATAATTTTTTAGTATATCATATTCATACTTCTATGAGTTTGTTAGACGGAATTATTAAGCCAGAAAAATTAGCAAAAAGATGTAAAGAGCTTGGCTATTCTCATGTAATGATTTCTGATCATGGGAATCTTTCTGGATTTATTAAATTTGCAAACGCTATGAAAAAAGAGGGTATCATAGCTTGTCTTGGAACAGAAATGTACTTATGTCATCAAGATCCAACTGTTCAAAATGCAGATAACAGAAAACTATTTCATATGGTTGTTTGTTCAAAAGATAAAGATTCTTGGATTAAACTTGTTAAAGCTGTTTCTGAAAGCAATAGACCAGAAAATCTTTATTATAAACCAAGACTAAATCACGAAAAACTTGCTAACATTATTGGCGATTCTTGTTTTATTTTCTCCGGTCATCCTGGATCTTATTTATGGGATTTTAAAACTGTTTCAGAAATAAAAGAAGGTATTAATTATCTAAAGGGCTTGTTTGGTAATAATCTATGCCTTGAGCTACAAAGATTTATAAGAGATCCAGAAGTAGATTCTCATATTGATTTATTAATACAAGCTGGAAAAGAAACAGGAACACCGGCAAAAGCGTGTATAGATGCCCATTATACTTCTAAAGAAGATGTTGAAATACATAGAATAGTTTTATGTTCTAATTTACATAAGACTTTACCACAAATTAATAGAATGAAATCAGAAGATAAACCTATGGGTGTATTTTTTGAAAAGGATTACTTTTATGTTCCTTCTATAGAAGAAATGAAAGAATTTGGTCATACCGATGAAGAATTAGATATGTCAGATATTACTAGTAATATTAAAAGTTTTGATCTTCAAGAAAAACCAAGATTGCCACAATTTATTGATAACGAAAAAGAATATTTTACAGAACAGTGTAGGTCCGGTTTTAGAAATAAGAAAAAAGTAACTTGGGGAAAAGATTATGTTGAAAGAGTTAAATATGAGCTTGATGTTTTAAATAATGCTGAACTTGCTGGATATTTTTTAATTGTTGCTGATTATATTAACTGGGCTAAAAATAAGGGAATATTAGTGGGTCCAGCTAGAGGCTCTAGTTTAGGCAGTTTGGTTTGTTTCTTATTAAATATAACCTCAATAGATCCAATTCCTCATAATCTAGACTTTGAAAGATTTTATAACGAAAGCAGAAATACTCCAGGTAATATTTCTCTTCCAGATATTGATACTGATTTTCCAGCTAATAGACGAGAAGAAGTTATTGAATATATTAGAGAAAAGTATGGTAAAGACAAAGTTTGTCAAATTGCTACTTTTGGTACTTTAAAAGGTAAAGCCGCTTTAAAAGAAGTTTTTAGAGTTTGTGAAGTATGCGATTTTGAAACAATAAATTTGATAACTAAGCCCATGCCTAATGAAGCAGATATTGCTGATGAATTAGAAGAACAAGGTGAAGAATCAATTATCTCATGGTGTTTAAGAAATCAGCCAAAGATGTTTCAGGACTATTGTTATATTGAAGGTGAAGAATTTAAGGGAGAATATGCTAAGTATTTTCAAATAGCTATTGAATTAGAGGGTATTCATAAATCTCAGGGAAAACATGCTGCTGGTCTTATCGTTTCTGGTGAGCCACTAGCAGATATTGTTCCACTAATTTATGATAAGAAAACAGGAGAAGCTATTGTTGCTCTTGATAAAAAGGATGCTGAAAAAATTGGTCTTGTTAAATTTGATATATTGGGACTTTCTTGTTTGGATAAACTAATGAGTATAAATAATTTATTAAAAACTGGTAAGATATGAAAAAAGAAATTTATGGCAGAGTATACTTAATTACAAATTTAGTTAACGGAAAACAATATGTAGGAAAAACGACACTAACTATTAAAGAAAGATTTCAAGCTCATACTGGGAGATCTAATTCTAAAGATTTTTATAAAATGGCTATTTCTATGGCTATTAAAAAATATGGTAAAGAAAGTTTTAAAATCGAAGAATTAGCCATATCTTATACTAAAGAGCAATTAAAATTTAGTGAAGGTTTTTATATTAACTATTTTAATAGCTTAGCACCAAACGGTTATAATATAACAAAAATAATTAATAGTTGTGATAAGCATTCTGAAGAAACTAAAGAAAAAATTAGAATAGCTCATAATAAATTGGAAAATTTAAAAATAGCTTCAGAAAATGGTAAAAAATATAGAGGTAGAAGCTTAGGAGGATCTTCAAAATATTGTGGAGTTCATTTATGTAATAATAAATATATAGCATATTTAAGTTATAATAAAACAACTTTTCGTCTTGGTTATTATAACGTAGAATCAGATGCGGCTAAAGCATATGATATTAAATCTATAGAATTATTTGGCCATGAAGCTAAACTAAATTTTCCAGAATTAATACAAGATTATATTAATAAAAAAATTATAGTTATACCAAATAAAAGTAATAAAACATCTGGAATAAAAGGTATACATTTTTGTAAAACTAAAAACAGATGGATTATTAAATTAAAAGGTTTTCCATGTAAACAATTTAAAGAACTTTCTGATGCAAAAGAATATGTAAATATTTGTAAAAATAATGACAAAAATAACCAATAATTTAACAGAAATATGTCATAATTATAATTTAATATTAGATTCTAGAGAAATATTTCTATCTGGAATAGATAGTGAAGACTCTGAAGTTAATTATAAAATGTCTATGAGTTTTCTTAAAAATTTAAGAATACTTGAAAATATTAATAAAAAACCCATAATAATTCATCAACAAACAATTGGTGGTGATTGGTCTAGCGGGATGATGATATATGATTTAATTAAAAATAGTCAATGTAATTTTTTATTTATTTGTCATGGTATTTCTGCTAGTATGGGTTCTATAATACCGCAAGCTGTTTTAAATAAGGGTTATAGAGTCAGTATGCCACATACAGATTTTCTAATACATGAAGGAGATTTATATTTAGAAGGTATACCAACTCAGGTTTCATCAAATCTTCTATATATGAATATTAATAAAGAAATAATGTATAATATATACTGCGATTCATGTATTAGTGGATCATTTTTTAAAGGATATAGTAGATCAAAAGTTAAAGCTTATCTTAAAAGAAAGATTAGAGAAAAAACTGATTGGTGTTTACAACCATTAGACGCATTAAATTATGGTTTTGTTGACGGAATACTTGGAACCAAAGGATATGAAGATATTAAAACAATTTTAGAGAGCTTATAGAAAAATTAATAGAATTTAAAACAAATATAGAAAAGTAAAAAGATGCCAAGATTTAGAAAAAAACCAGTAGAAATAGAAGCTCGTCAATTTGAAACAAATAATGATGATGGAACATGTTTAAACAATCTTGTTAATTGGATTAATTCAAACGGTGGAGAATCTAGTCATAATGGAACAGATTTATACATAGAAACACTAGAAGATAAAATGAGAGCAGATTGTGGCGATTTTATTATTAAGGGTGTTAGTGGAGAATTTTATCCATGTAAACCAGATATTTTTGAACTAACTTATGAAGCTGTTGAATAATTATATTAGAGATTTTGAGCAAAAAGAGTATTTATTATTATGTAACTTACTCAAAATCGGAGATAATAATGAGAAAACGCTTTAATAAAGAAAAATGTATAGAATTATTAAAAAACCACAGTAAAAAAGAAGTAGCTGAAATATTAGAAATTCCATACCAAAATTTAATTCAAAGTCTTTATTATCACAAAATTAAAACAGTAAAAAACTACTATGTTAACCATGAGTATTTTAAAACAGAATCTCATTCAATGTATTATATTCTAGGTTTTATAACCGCCGATGGAAACATTCATAATAAAAGACATTATTTAGCAATAGAATTACAACTAGGAGACGAAGAGGTTTTAAAATTTATTCTTGAAGAAATTTCCCCAAAACAAAACATATTATATTATACTCATAAAGACAAAAGAAATAATAAAGAGCATAAATCATGTAAAATAGCCATATATTCAAAAACAATTAAGGAAGATTTAATTAATATTGGAATAGTACCTAATAAAACTAAAGAGGGTATATTTATTGATGTAGAGAAAATTCCAGAAGAATATTTTTACGATTTTATAAGAGGGTTAATTGACGGAGATGGATCTATACTTAAACACGAAAACGGTATATATACCAAAATTACATGTTCTGATAAAAATTTTCTTATAAAAATACAAAAGAGAATAAATTTACCATCAAGCATACAGCACGATAGAAATCATTCAAATTTAATATATTGTCACAATTCTTCAAAAATACTACATGAAAAAATTTATAAAGATTATAAAAAATCATTTACACTAGAAAGAAAAAGAGAAAAATCTTATGCCTGTATCTAAAAATATTATCATTCATTATGATTTAGAGACTACGAGCGCAAATCCACATACAACTCAACCAATTGAAATTGCTGCTGTGGCTATAGACAATAGAACTTTAGAAATAATTCCAAATAGTGAGTTTTATTCATTAATTAAACCAATTGAAGATCCAGAAGAACAAACTAAATTAGGATTAGGACAAATTGAGCAGGGCGCATTAGATGTTAATAAAAAAACTATGGAAGAACTTAGGATAGCACCAGCTTTAAAATCAGTCTGGAAATCTTTTGAGAAATATGTAATGGGATTTAATGCTTCTGGTAAAAAATGGGACGCTCCAATACTTTCTGGCTATAATAACCAAGGATTTGATGATATAATTTTAAATAGAATAGCTGGACCGGTTTGGAAATACGGACCTTGGGATGAAGATAGAAAATCTTGTCCATTATTTCATCCAATCTACAATTTAGATGTTATGAAGTTACTTTATCCTTGGTTTGACTCATCTTATGAAATAAGTAATTTCAAAATGGATACTTTTAGATCATTTTTTGGATTAAGTATGGAAGGCGCTCACTCGGCAGATAAAGATGTAAAAGATCAAGCAGAAATTCTTATACGCCTAATGAAATTAACAAGAAAATACTCTAAGATTACGAATTGGAATAAATAATGTTTTTTAAAAAGAAAAAAGAAAAAGAGAGTAAATATACAGAAGGTTTTAATACTGCATATTTCCAAAATGGTTCTTCTAGAAATCCTTATAACTTTATTAATGAAGCAAAAGAATATAAAGAATGGCTTACTGGGTTTACAGATGGTGTTAATAGTATGAATATTAGTATAAATAAGAATATTTTTAATTATAAAACTCCAAAGGGTAGTGGATAATAATAACTTTAAGGTAATAAAATGTTAACGATTTTATTTTGGGTGCTTGGTACTATTAACGGATTATTGGGAATTTTAAATTTAATGGTTGCAGCATCAGATGACCCAAGTGGCAGAGGAATGGTGCAAATGTTTTTAATTCCATTTACAATATTTGTTGGTATGATTTCTTTGATAATTATTGGTTTTGCTACTTAAGGATTAAAATGTATTATAAGTTTGATTGTGGCTGTAAATTTAAACAGCTAGATACCGTTGTAAAAGATTGTGATGGTTTACCACCAATTGAGATTGATTATTATAATTTGCCAGAATGTAAAGAGGTTTGGCCATTATTAGGTTCTGGTAAAACTAAAGGTGTGTTCCAGCTTGAAAAGTCTCTTGGAAAACATTGGTGTAAAGAGTTATATCCTGAGAACATTAGTCACTTGGCAGCTTTGGCGGCAATTTTGCGTCCAGGTATTATTGGCGGAATATTAAATGATAAAAGTTTAACACAGCATTATTGCGACAATAAAAATAAAAAACAAGAACCAATATTATTACATCCTGCTTTAGACAAAATTCTATCTGATACATATCAAGTATTAATTTTCCAAGAGCAAATTTTATTAATTGCTAAAGAAATGGCTGGTTTTACCGGTGTTGAAGCGGATACTTTAAGAAGAGGTATCGGTCACAAAGATCCTAAAGTTGTATATGAAATGGAGAATAAGTTTATAGATGGTTGTATTAGAGTAGGAATTATAAATGAGCAAGACGCAAAAATGATATTTGAAATTATTAAAAAAAGCGCAAAATATTCGTTCAACGCTTCTCACGCATACGCATACGGTACAATTGGTTACTGGACTGCTTATTCAAAATGTTTATCAGAAGATACTATTGTTGAAACTAAAGATGGTAATAAGAAAATTAAAAATATTTTAATAAACGAATATGTTAAAGCACCAAGTGAAAACGGTGATGAATTCGTTCTTGTTACAGACAAAATTAATCAAGGTATTCAAGAAATGTATGAAATTACATTAGAATCTGGTAAAAAAATAGAATGTACAATGAATCATAAATTTTTATGTGAAGATGGTATTATTAGAGAGCTTAAAGAAATAATAGAATGCGACCACAAAATACAAACCCAGAATTAGTTAATATTACAAAAGATCAACTATTTGGTTGTAAAATTTGTAATAAAACACTAAAAGATATTAGGAAAGAACAGCTAGACTGGTTTCAAAAATCAAAATATAGAAGATTTCAAAGGATAGAAAGACATTTATTAGAAGACCATAACGTTTCTTTTGAATTTTATTTAGAAAAGTATTTAAATATTAAAACTCCAAAATGTAAATGTGGTTGCGAAAAACCTGTTACTGTAAGATCTAATAGTTCGCCATTATTATGGAATTGTTTTTCATGTGGTAAAAATGGTGGTTGGACAAAGGAGAATAAAGAAAAAAGATGTGGAAAAGGAAATCCAAGTTTTGGAAAAACACCAAAACATAAAAACAAAACTAAAGAAAATTGCGAAACGTGTAGAAAAATTTCTAAAAACAATAAAGGTAAACCAAAGTCTAAAGAGCATATTGAAAAATCTAGACAAACACGTTTAAGTAGATATAAATCAGGAGAGATTAAAAGATTTTATGGTAAAGATCATTGGAATTACGGAAGGGTTGTTAGCGAAGAAACTAAAAATAAGATTAGAGATGCTACTATTAAAAATCTAAAACTTGGTAAGTTTAAAGAAACTAATACTAAACCACATAGAGAATTTAGAAATATTTTAATAGATATGAATATAAAATATGAAGAAGAAAAACGTGTTAGTTATTGGCTGGTAGATTTCTATTTAATAGATTATAATATTTATATCGAGGTTGACGGAGATTATTGGCATTGTAATCCAAAAATTTATCCAAACGGTCCTAAGAATGAAATACAACAAAAAAGAATTAATAATGATCTTAAAAAGGATAAATATTTTAATGGTTTTGGATTAAAACTAATTAGATTTTGGGAGTTTGATATTTATAACAATGTTGAAGAAGTTAAGGAAAAATTACAATGCGTTTTGAAAAAATAATTAAAGTTAAAAATATTGGTAAAAAACAGGCTTTTGATATTACAGTAAATAATAATTCTCATATTTTTTACGCTAATAATATTTGCACATCTAATTCCCACTTTCCATTACATTTTTACGCAGCTTATATTGCTCATGCAAAAGATAAAATTGACCCAAAACAAGAAATGAAAGAGCTTATTGATGATGCTAGAAATTTTGGTGTAGATATTGTTCCTCCACACGTTAGTTCTTTAAAAAATAATCCAGATGGGGATGTAACAATAGAAGATCAAAAGATATTATTTGGCATTGTTGATATTAAAGGTATTGGTAAGAAAAAAATAGAAGAAATGTATTCTTCAATTATAGAAAAAGAAGTTACTATTGGCAAGAATATAAAACAATGGTCTTGGAATGATTTCTTATTTAATGTTAAAACTAGCTCAACAGTTGTTAACAATCTAATTTTGGTTGGTGCTACTCCTGGTGGTGTCCCTCGCAAACAAAAAGCATACGAATACTCAATCTTCCAAAATCTAACGGATAGAGAGCTAGAATGGTTTTCTAATAACTATAAAGATTATGAAAACTTTGGAGAAGCCCTTAGTAAGTATTCTGAAATAGAAAGAAAAGAAGGCGGACCATCTAATGTTAAAAGAAAGGCTTATGTAGAAGATTCTGCAAAGCTATTAAAAAATTCTCCATATTCAACAAAAGATCATCCAGATTGGATTGTTGCTAATGAAAGAGAATTAATAGGTATTCCAATTACCTATAGTTCTACTGAAAATAAGATGATAGAAACAGGAATGACATGTTCTGATTTTCTTCATGGAAAAAGGGGTAAAATTAATATACTGGTTGAAATTTCCTCGTTTAAAGAGTATACTATTAAGAATGGGGCCAATGCTGGTTTGTTAATGTGTGTATTAGAACTAAAAGATTCTACAGATTCTATTACTGGTATTATGTTTCATGAAGACTATAAAAATAATCAGGAATATTTATTTGATGGTAATGTTGTAGTTGTGTCTGGGTTTAAGTCTAAGAAAGATCAAAATTGTCTAATTATTAATAAGGTATTACAAGTATGAAATGTTATGGAGTTTTTACGTTTGCTCATGATCCAACATTAATAAGAGTTGGACAGACTGTTAAAAGTATTTTTCAACTATATTTTACTAACAAAAGGTTTGATAACGATAATAATGTTATAATTGATAAAATTTTCCTTGATTTTGAATGTTGGGACTCTGCTGCTGAATTTGTTGTTAATAATTGTATTCTGGGCGATAAGATATACATAGAGGCTAGCCCAAAAAACGATGTTGATGGCGTTATTTTCAGAATTAATACATTTAAGGTTTTTCATGTTTAACGAAAAAAAATCAATGGACTTTCTTTATTATTTATCATGTTTAACGCAGGATGAACTAAAAAAAGAAAAGAAGAGGTTCTATAAATTTAAAGACGAATTAGAACCAGACTATAAAGAAGTCTTTTATTATATTTATGACGATATATTCAAATTAAGTAAACGAGCAGAAATTATATACCATAAGGTTTTACAGAAATGAAAATATTACTTGTTGGAGAATTTTCTGGAGTATCTACTGGTTATGGCAAAATAACCAGAGAGCTTGCCCAAAGATTACATAATGACGGATATGAGATTGCGGAATTAGCAACATTTTGTCATAAAGATGATCCAAAAATTAAAGAAATACCGTGGAAAATTTATCCAAACCTACCTTCTAACGAGGAAGAAGAAAGAGAATATAATAGTAATCCACAAAACGCAAATGGTAAATGGAAATTTGAAGAAGTATTATTAGATTTCAAACCTACTCATGTTTTTGGTAACGGAGATCCTTTCTTTTATGAATACCAACAGCATTCCCCATTTAGAAAATATTTTAATTGGATTGTTGCTGCTCCTATTGATGGAATTCCACAACATAATCAATGGATTCAAATATTTGATAATGCCGATGGATTAATGACTTATACAGATTGGGGAAAGTCTATATTAGAAGAATACGGTTTAAAAGTTAATGGTGTTTTTTCTCCAGTTGCTTCTAATGACTTTTTCAAAATACCACAAAAAGAAATAGATAAGTTTAAAAATATTTTCGGTATTAATGGTATTAAAATAATCGGTACGGTTATGAGAAATCAGCCAAGAAAATTATTTGATGCCCTTTTTAGTTCATTTTCTAAATATTTGAATATTAATAGTGATGTTTTATTATATTGTCATACCACATATCCTGATGCCGGATGGGATTTTCCAGAACTTTTAATTAAGCATGGAATAATTAATAAGGTTTTATTTACCTATAGGTGTATGAATTGTAAAAATAGTTATCCTGGATATTTCCAAAACCTTAGATCAACATGTCCTTTTTGTAGAAATTTATCTGCCAAAATGCCAGATGGTCAAGATGGTGTTGATACAGCTACTTTAAACAAAATTATTAACCTGTTTGATGTATATGTTCAATTAGCAAGTAGAGAAGGTTTAGGTATTCCTCAAATTGAGGCATGTTCTTGTGATGTTCCAGTTGTGTCAATGAAATATGCTGGTATGACAGATGTTGTAAACAAAATAGGCAACGAAGTTAAAATAAAAGCATCTTATCTTAGTTATCCAATGAATATGGTTGAAGCTGTTCCAGATGAAGAAGATCTTGTTGGTGTTATAGATTCTTTAATTAAAAAAGAAAAAACTGGCGAAAACCTTAAAAAATATGAAGAATATTATGGTTCTTGGGATAAAAGCTATTTAGTATTTCTTAATGTTATTAAATCTTTACCAGAAAAATCTTGGAATAAAGTTAATATAGAATATCCAAATAAATACGTCGAACTTAATGTTTCAAACGAAGATTATGTTAAATTTCTTATTACAGAAGTATTAAGAGAACCAGAATTAATAGGATCGTATCTAATGACAAGAATGATTAATGATTTGAACTCTGGAATAACATTTGGTGGAATTTGCGGTAATTATTTTACCGAGAATATAGACCAAAGAAACTATTTACAATTTGATAGAAAAAAGGCTTATGATATTTGCTTAAATAGAAAAGCCTTTAATGACTCTTACCAGAATATTTTAAATAACGAGCTATAAAATGAAAATTTACGGTAGAATTTATAAAATTACTAATTTAATTAACGGTAAAGAATATATTGGAGCAACAAAACAAAAAATTAAAAGTAGATTTAATAAACATTGTTATGATGCTAAAAATAATTATAGTTTGAACATGAATATTGTATCTGATATTAGAAAATATGGCAGAAAGCAATTTAAGATTGAAGAAATTGATGTGGCATATTCTAAGAAAGAACTAAAATTAATTGAAGGAGTTTATATTTCTTGGTTTAAAACATTAGAACCAAACGGTTATAATATTATAGATATAGTTAACGGAAAAGAAAAACGTTCTGAAAAAACTAAACAAAAAATGAAAATTGCCGCAAATAAACTAGAAAGACTAATGTTATTATCAAATAATGGTTTAAAATCTCGCGGGAAAAATCGTGGTGGACAATCTAAATATTGTGGAGTTTGTATCTCTAAAAATAGATATACTGCACAAATATCATTTAATAAGAATAGAATATATCTTGGTACTTATAATATAGAACTAGATGCCGCAAAAGCTTACGATATAGCCGCAATTAAATATTTTGGAAATAATACAACTTTAAATTTTCCAGAATTACGCGAAAAATATTTAAATAATGAAATTATAGTGAGTAAAAATAATAAACAAGCATATTCTAAATCTGGAATAGAGGGAATATGTTTTAATAAAAAAATGAATCAGTGGTTTGTTGTATGGTTTGATAAAAGGTTAAATAAAAATAAATCAAAATATTTTAAAACTTTAGAAGAATCGGTACAATTTAAAAGATCGGTAGAAATTTAATGAAGGTATTATATATAAGCCATATGAAGGAGGAGTCTGGTTATGGTAGACAAAATCGTGAATTTCTAAAGGCTCTTAAAACTACCGATTTAGATATTGCTTCTATAGCTATTCCACTTGGTAAAGTAACATCTTTTAAAGATGAAACAGAAAAAAATAATATTAGTTATCCAGATCTAGTAATACAAAACGTACTTCCACATTTTATGTCTAAGGGTAATGTAAAATCTGTTGGAACAGCAATATTAGAAAGCGCTGACGTTAAATATAATTATTGGCACCAGCACTTACAAATGTTAGATCAGGTC